TTCAAACAAAATCTGGGATAAGCAATGTGGTTCAAAAAATGATTGGCTTTCAAGAGATCCAAATTTGGAGGTTATTTATAATTACTGTAATTGTGTATACAAGTATAGTAAGATGAACTACCAAATTGGTTTTAGTGAGAGTGAGACATACTACAAATTAAGACATAATATTTTCTCTAAATTATGTTTATTTTGGTTGAATTTACCATTTGAAAAAGAAAGAACTTTTAACAGTTGCTTGCCAATTAATAGTAATAGAACACCTGATTACATATTGATATCAAATATGAAAATTGTAATAATTGAATTTTCTGTAGTTAATAAGAAAGAATCCGGTTTACAAATTAAAGAATTTAATCATAAATATGATCCAGAGGTAATTACACTTCAAGAATTAGGTTATAATGTGAATTGTTATTATATAATATTAGGCTTAGATGATGTTGAAGTTAGTTCTGCAATGGACATATTACTTTGCTCTAAAAATTTAAATTTAGATTTAGACTTAGAAGAATTAACAACAGATATTTTGAACTTTAAAATCTCCATAAATAGATTACAATTATTGAATGAAAAATATATGCCAGAAATACTTTATAATAATGAAATAGATAATACTATAAATTTAAATTATAAAGAGTTTAAAATAAAAGTTAAATTGTCTTCACAAAATGTAATTCAAACAAAATCTGGGATAAGCAATGTGGTTCAAAAAATGATAAGAGTTAATAGAACAAAATTATATAATATTATTAGGAAATTTCATGGTAATCCTAAAATGATGTTAATATGTGATCTAACCAAAAGTTATGTTAATGTTTTGCCAGATGAATTAGGATATACTAAATCATATATACAAGCTCAATTAGATTTACCTTATGTTAATGATTTGAGTGTTGTTAAAGTGATTGGTAAAGATTTGGATGATATTGAGTATAAATCATATGGTGATGATACAATAGATCAATCTTACTTTAATCAGAGCTTAACAGAAGAATTTTTACATGAACCTTATGTAAGCACTTATTTAAAAAAGATTGAAGAGTATAATATTAAAGATACCTTATCTGATTTAAGTGTTGATAATGAGTCAAAAATGTTCTCAGAGACATATAATAGTACATTGATAAATATTATGAATAGTGAAAAGGTCTGCTATTTCAATAAAAATTCATTTATTTTCCCAATATCAGGTGAATTAAATTATGGAAATGAATGTTCTATTAGAGATATACAAACTAAGGGTATTATAACAAATATGATTCTTAAGAGTATGGGAGACTTAATAACACAAACATATAAAATTGATAGGAATGACAGAACTGAGGAAATCTTTAATTTTGAAAGGGAACTATCTAAATTAGGTTATAGTATAAGATTAAATTACCCAAATGAATTTACAAAAGCCAAAAAAATAAAATATAAAGACCTAGAATCTTCAAACTTTAGCTCAGATTTTTTAGTTAAATATAAAACATTTTTGGATAAAAGAGAAGAATTTAGGAAATTAGTTGGTGAAAAACCTAGACGTTTTACAAAAAATAGATGCCGTATTGCTGTTAATAGTAAAAATTTAAAAGATTCATGGCAAGATGAGAAAGCCCATTTATCTAGAGATAAAAATACTGTAAAATGTACTAATGGTGGTGATTTAGGCGAAATATTCATTAGATTATTAAAGGATTTATTTTCTGCCTTTGGATCAAAAACACCAGATAATATTTTTATAAAAAGTGATCCTATTGGTTACAAATTAAAAGAAACAGTTGTTGAGATGTCAAATATTATGTATGAAGTGGAAGATAAATTTCGAAATTTAAAAATTTCACACTGTCTGTTATTTATAACAAGATTATGCTATAGCTTATTATATTTATCAAATCTTAAAACAAATTCAGATGATTTTTTAATTGACACACTTGGATATAGCAATGTCATTTTGATAGTTAAAGGTGGTAAAAAAATTAGATCGACTAAAAATTCAAGGTTATTTAAACTAATATACCCAATTAATGAGATTTCAAGTGAGATACCAATAAATCCAGATTGGGAGATAATAAATTTTAAATCAATAACATATATGGTTTCACCATGGAGACAATTAAGAATCCAATATTTGAAAAAAGGTTTAGAGATTTATAATAATCTTTCTAATTATGTAATTTCGAAGAGTATTGATATGAAGTTAGATTTTAATGAGTTGCTACCAATGATATCTATAAAATTATTAGCAGCTTTTTCACAGAAAAGAAAGTTAGAAATTTGGCTAGGGCAACTTAGGTACCTTTACTTCAACTTAGAAGGTACACATTCAAAGTTAGTTGACTTATCTAAATCTATGGTAACTTTTAATTTTGATAACTTGATAGAAACTTTGCAAATAAGGTTAATTAGAAACATTGATAAAATAAGAACCTCATTATCCAATGATAACCTTTTCGATATTTTAACAGAGGAAAGTTTTGGAAATGTAGAATATATATCTGAGAAGTTTGATGAATCATTGTTTATGACAAAGTCACCTTTTAACCCCTATAATGAACATCTTAAGAATTTAAGATCAGTTTTGGAGAATCATGATTATTTTTGCAAATCCTTGAATATATCCAATTTTAGAAATTTTAATCTAGAAGAAATACATGATAAAACAGCTGTTGATATGAGAGAACATGATAGTAAAAGATTGTTTGATAATGATTTCATGTTTGATCCTCAGATGTGCTTTATTATTGGTTTACATGCATCTAAAATTTTATCTAAGGGAACAAATAAATCTGAATTAAGTAATAGATTTTCCAATCTTATAACTCAGTCATTCACCAAAATTAGGACTTCAAAAGGCATGAGACAGTCAAAGGGACAATTTTGGGGTAAAAAAGGTCACGATGTTATATTTCAAGATATAAGTGAAAATAATGTAAGAGACTCATTGGGCTTAGAATCTAATTGGTATGATTATAAGAAGAAATTTAACAATTTAAACCTTAGTATCAAAGAATTCATAGAAGATAGGAATAATTTAGATATTGATTTTGAATTTGACATGAAAGATAAAGAACAATATAAAGATTCAAGAGAGATTTATATTATGACAGACTATACCAAAATGTGTCAAAATCCTATTGAAGAATTCTTTAAAATTTTATGTGGTTACACAGAAAATGAAATAATAAATATTAAATCTCATGCTAGGCCAAAGTATATACATCATAAGATGTTTGAAAATACATCAGAAGGTGAAACCTTATATGCAACATTAGATTGTAGAAAATGGGCACCAAGATCCAACTTATGGAAGTACTATTATTTTGTGAATGGTATGCAAGACATTTTACCAAAAAATTTCTTAAAATATTTTAATAAATTTTGGTCAAAATACAATAGAAAAAAGCTTAGGGTCCAAAAACATTTTGTTGAAAGTTTAAGAACAAATAGTAATATTAAAGAGTTAACAAAATATCTATATGAGAGAAATGATGGAGATTACAATTTAGATATGCCTTATAGCTTTATGATGGGTATGTTTAATTATTTATCTTCATTGTTTCATGCAATGAGTCAACAATATTTCTCTGAAATATCCTTGAGAAAATACAAAGTAAATTTCAATTTCTGTGCTCATAGTGATGATAGCTCTGGCACTTGTAGAGGTCAGAAATATAAAATTTTATTGAGGTGTATGTCAATATATGAGATTTTCCAAAAGTCCTTAAATCACTTATTTTCTAAGAAGAAATCAAAATACTCAAAAAAATCCATGGAAATGATTTCCATAATGTATATAAAGATGAGGTTAACACCACCAACACATAAATTCATAACAAATGTGGCATTAGATCCTAAAGGTAGTGGATATCAAGATGATATTTCATCAGTTGTCTCTAAAGTAGTAGATGCCCATTCTAATGGAGCATCCTTATTTCAATGTTATTGTTTGATGATGTCACAGCAAGAATTAATAAGAAAGGCTTATCACATAATAAATAATCCAAAGAATTCAAGTACACCTTTATCTTTTGGGGGACATTTCAATATGCATCCAATACATCTAATAATGATGGGGAGTTCAGCACAAGAAAGCATGTTAGATTTAGTAGAAGATGATTTAGAAAGAGAATTTAGATTAACATTTACATATTCCTTTGGTGAAGATTATATATCAGGATTTGGTTCATCACTTAATTATAGTAGACCATATTATATACAACATGAGAGAAACTTAATATTTACAGTAGAAGAAAGGGCTAGAATTAAAGCTTTGTCACTATATTTAGATGAGGGTACTGCTAAACACTTATTTGAATATTTTAGTAATTTAAGTGACAATAAATTCATTTATTCTTTATCAGGAGTTGACACATATCAGATACTCCTTGCCACATTATTTTTTAAACAAAATATTTTAAATATGTCAGGTGAACAATTTAATATTATTGACATTAATAAATACTATTCCATTAAAAACATAAATGATGATTCTATTAAAAAAGTTATCAAAAATAATACTTTTTCTAAAAAGATTCCCAGAACTAATTTTATGTCATATTTAAAATCTTCAGAGAGTGTATATATTCCTATTTCAAGTTTTAATATGAATGTGGATAAAAGTGTTAAACCAATATCTTACAATTCAATGGAAATAATTGGACTAAATATAAGCTTTAGCACCCTTAATAAGATACAAGCTATCCTGATTTCAGATGAGATAAAAAATATTGTACCTGATTCAATTATTTTAAATCAGTGGGTTCAATTTTTAAAAAATTCATTGAACAATGATTCAACATCATTCATCAAAAATTTAACAAAAATTTTAAGCAAAGACCAACTAACAACTCGTTCAAGTTACATTTCTATACCAAGCAATGTTAATGTAGATAGCATTGAGAGGTATTGGACTGCAAATATGGTTTACAATACATATTCTAAATTTATAACAACAAAAAAACCACAATTATTAGGGTTAGTGTCATCTAATTATTTAATAGGATCTAATGAGCATTTTAAACATATATATTTAAATTTTAGATCTTTAGAAGTATCTTTAAACAATTTAAATAACAATTTAGGTGAAATAAATGATAGTAAGGCAATAAAAGTTTTTGAGAAACTTAAAAATAACACATCTAATTGCCATACATGTGGTAAAGATCAAGTTTTATTAAATTATTTGGATGAGTATTACAGAATATTGACTACAGAAGAACAAAGAATAAATACTTTTCTACCATTTGCAATATATAAAACTGAACAAAAACGTGGGTTGAATGTGTGGTTCGGCCAATGTGAATTCGATTTAGTAACCATTGGTGGAATTGTTGAACATAGAATTGTTGAAGGTGAGATTATAACTAGATGGGTTGTTGAGTTTGAAGAATCTTTAAATTATATGTGGCTAATATATAAGATTTTTTGTGAAAGCAGAGGTTTGAATATGAATAGGATTATTTCTGATACAACTAATCTTAGAAACAGATTAGCATTCAACAGTTTGAATCAACCATATGCAACACATGGGAATATTGTATGCATTTTTTTAAAGGGCAGTATCATTAATATAAATAAGTTAACAGAGATAACTCTAGATAAAGATAGTAGAAATAAAATAAAATGCGGTGATTTTAATGTTGATTTTAATATTTTCAATAATTATGATATAAATGAGACATTTTATAAATCTCATAATCTAAATGAAATAAAAGAACTTCTTTTCAACGAAATTATAATTTTTGATAAGGAACAGTTAAAAAAGAAATTTAAAAAAACAAAAATTTTTAAAATATTACTATCTGATGATAATAGAAAATCAACTCCATTACAAAGAAGATTTATAAACAACGGTTTATTAGGTAATGATAATTCATTCACTTTATCTTTAGCAAAATCAGATGCTAAGGGTTTAACTAATTATAAGCATTCTACTAACCCTGAATTTGACACCACAGCATTAGAATATAAGACTTATAAGCATATACCTATATTAGACTTATATAAGAAATTACCAAATTCAAGATTAAACTTAAAGGATCGAGAGCTTTTAATAAAAATAGCCAATTCTGAAGTTATCAATGATTCAGATATGGTTAGATTAGAAATCCTATTTAACAAATATGGTTTATCAGCAACAGCAGCCGGTTTAGTTCTATCTAGACAGATAATGCTTTCATTGGATGCAGCTGCAATATCACAAATTGATAACTCATATTTAAAATCTATGATAAGATCAACATTAAATGCTATAACTTCTGCAATGGATCCAAAAACCAATCTAAATTTAAAATATCCATATTATCCTTTTAGTATAAAAAACTTATTCGGATCATTTGAAATGTGTATAAAATATAAAGATAAAATTGCATTAGCTGATCTAATCATATCAGGAGCTTTAAGATCTTGGAGAGATAATCCATCTAAATTTTGGGAATTAATTAAAGAAGACAGTTTAGCTTCATGTATAACATTCAGAAAGGAGAGTTTTGATGTTCTAAAGACAGTTTATAGATCTATAATTTTAAATGAGGAAATGTTTGAATGGTTTTCAGATGAAATGACAAAGGAAAGGAATTACTTAAGGAGATTAAAAATAAATGAATTTTTTGAGAATTTCTTAGAAGAAAATGAAGAATTATACGAGGAGATTGAAGAAATAGAGGGAAATCTAACTCAAAATCTTACCAGAAGTTGGCCTGCTAATATTGTTGTGACGAGTGAAGCAATTGATTACCTTGTTGAAGATTATCCTGATTTTCTACAAATGGAGGAATCAACTGAATCTTATGATAAAAAATGGAATGGGGAAAAATATTGTTATTTTCTCAAAAAATATAATGATCTTAAAAAAATACAAGAGTTTACTGCAGACAAAGATTTTGAAGAGCTTATTATTTATTCCCACACTACTTTTGTAGTATTACCAGCAGTTGAAAATGTTGAACATTATTATATAGAAATGAATGGGATTAATCTATTTTGTAGTAAGTTTGATAAATTTTCAACATATAAAAGAAAAAAACAACAGCTAATGTCTTCAGATGGGAAAATTGATATCAAAGAGGTATTAAGTAAAGAAGAAATTGAGATAAAAGTTAAAGAACTAGAAATTAAAGAAGAATGGGATTTTTACCAAGATGCTTTAGAGGAAATGAATATTTTTGATTCGGAATTGGTGAATTTCCTAAACTCAAGTGTAGCGTCAAATAGTTTTGATATTTTCATTAAGATATTAAAAAGAATAATGGATAGCAAAAATAAAGAGAAGATAAAGGATATCAGGAAAAAAAGTCGTAAAAGAGTTACAAACTTACCAGGCTGGTCTGGATTACTAAATGATCCAGTTTTAACTGGTCAATTAAAAGCATTCTTTGGTGACAATTTTAACCTAATATTAAGTGGAGAAGTTAATCTGACAAAAGTAACCTTTGATAATTTTAAAATGAACACAATATTAAATTATAAAAATATGAATAATAATGAGAAGGCAATATCACATTTTTTAATGTCAACATTAGTTGATGTAAACATATCAGATAGATCAGATAGTTGGTATTCAGATGTTTTCCATGAGTTCTTTAATGACATAAATAAGAGATTATTACCTGATATAATGTCAATTGAGGATTCTATTCATTCTGTAGCAGGGAATTCAGATATTGGTGAAGAAGATGATAACGTTGAGTTTGATATGACATTAGAAGATCCATATAGTTGGTCAAAATGAAAATATAATATGATTAAATATTATTTTAATATAATTGATTATTTTGAAGATTTACA